GTATATAATATGGATGAAGTAGTTGGCTCTTTGATTCGTACAATAGATGAGTGTTCAGCAACGGATTGGAACAATTTGGAAGAATTTAAAGTAAAGGTATGCAGGAGATGGAAAGACTCAAACGGAAAGAGAGTATAGTCAATAACTATTGATGTATTATGGGATAAATAATAATTAAAAACGGGGTCTCTGTTATTTTTAATAACCGTGACCTCGTTTTTTGATCTCTTAAAATGATGGTTGAACAACTAGACTTTGAGACCGAAAGATGGAAGAGTTTTGATTTTAATGAATATGTAAAATCGAATATTGTAGTTAACATAAGAATGCACTGGTAAAAATGCAAATTTTGCGATATAATATATTTAATATGGGTTGATTTCGCCCATACAACGTAGGAGAAATTATGGAAGGTAGACTAACATATTTTAATGTAAAAGATAAGTATGGAAAAGTAGATACTCGAAATAATGAATATGGTATACTGACCATTTATTTTCAAAGAATCCTTACGGATGTTCATGTTGATTGTACTGTGGAATTTGATGTTGTTACTAGCAGAATTACTGGTAAGCCGTATGTAAAATTTTTATCTGTAGTGGATAGAAAATCAAGTGGTTTTTAATACCGAGGATAGAGAGTTGTGGTATATCTGGGGTGAGGATTTTGAAGCGGATTTTATTGAACGTGTTGTACCAAGAATTAATATTGATATAAGAAAAAATCCAGAAAAAGTAATACGTCCTTGGCTTATCGATTTATATGATTATACGAACGGTAAACCAGCAGATTTGAAAACACAAAATACACCGTTCTTCACAGCAGGAAAATATATGTATAATGGACAACCTTATAATCCACAATATACAGTTACCTTTAACAAAAAAGATTACGAAAATTATTTAAGAAATTACCCGGATTGTGATATTTACTTTTGGGTTCATTGGACTCAGTTATCCTATAAAGGATATAGAGTCCAAGACATGTATGGTGTTTGGAGAACGTCATTTTCAAGAATGGTTGAGAAAATTCAAAACAATGAAGTTGTATTACATGAATACTTACATAGGAAGGATGATGATCATAATGCAAAGGAAAGTTATCTGTTTAATTTAGCTGATCAGACCGTTTTTGAAAGATTGTTATAAGAAGTATATTTTGAAACACCTTGTGAGACATTAAAAAACAAAGGAGAATTAATTATGGCATATGTATCATTTATTTCAGATGAAGATTTATTAAGATGTATCCGTGAGTTGCATCAGTCTTATGAGAGATGCAAAAGAAATTCAACAGTGGATAAGTTTTATTCTAATAAAGTGGATCCTATTAAATTCCATTTTGATATGGTGTTTAATGCTATTGACGAAGAAGCTTATATTAAATCAGAAATAGCACGTCAGGACGATAAGACCATATCAAATGCGATTGGCGTTTTTCAACAGTCTTTGTTAGGTTGTATTGAAGGAATTAATGATTTAGGTGTAGGTAATGGGTGCGATATTTCAAATGCAGATGGAACTATTTTCGCTGAGGTAAAAAATAAGCATAACACAATGAATAGTAGTTCTGCAGAAGCAACATTCCAAAAGTTACAGGCTGTAGCAGATAGTCATCCGAATGCAACTTGTTATTTGGTGCAGATTATTGCAAAGAATAGTATTGATGCGTTATGGGAAGGTTCATTCAATCATAAGTATTATTCGCATCCTAGAGTTAGAATTATTTCTGGGGATAGATTCTATGCGCTGTTGACTGGAATTCCAAATGCATTCCAGCAGTTATGCGAAGCTATTCCGAGGGCAACGCAGGATTACTTAAATAGTATTGCAAATACCACTGTCGCCGGAACAACAAATGTATCTGTCTATAGTCAGTTATCCAATAATGCACAGAATAATGGTAGAACATTATTAGAGCAAGTTATGGCAGATAATTTCAGTACATATACTGGATTTTGACTTGACTTTTCGGAAAATAGAGAGAATATAGTAGTACCGCTAAATAGCGAAATACATGAATGGAGGATGCCAAAAATGGCATATAAATCGATTGAACTCTTTGCAGGAGCTGGTGGATTAGCTCTTGGATTGGAGCAAGCAGGATTTGAGCACATTGGTCTTGTTGAGTTTGATAAGTCTGCAGCAGACACCTTGACTCATAACAGACCCAATTGGAATGTCCTTTGTGAAGATGTAGAAATTGTTGCTGAAAGAGATTTAGAAGAAGAATTCAAAATTAAAAAGGGAGAGCTTGATTTACTGAGCGGTGGCGCACCATGCCAATCGTTTAGCTACGCAGGCAAAAGACTTGGTCTTGATGATGTTAGAGGAACCATGTTTTATCACTATGCAACTTTTTTACATAAGTTACAACCTAAGATGTTTTTATTTGAGAATGTTAGAGGCTTGTTAACACATGACAAGGGAAGAACCTATGAAACAATTTGCAATATTTTTAACGATGAAGGGTATACAATTCAATATAAGGTATTAAATGCATGGGATTATGGGGTACCTCAAAAGCGGGAGCGTTTAATTACAATTGGAATTCGAAATGATTTAGTAGAACAATGTGAATTTAATTATCCGGCAAAACATGAGTATAAACCGATTTTGAGAGATATTAAGTTAGAACAAAATCCTACGGAATGTGGAAAATACTCGGAGAATAAGAAAAAAATATTTTCATTAGTACCACCAGGAGGATATTGGAGAGATATTGACCCTGATATTGCAAAAGAATATATGAAAACTTGTTGGTATATGGGTGGAGGAAGAACAGGAATTTTAAGAAGGCTTAGCCTAGATGAACCATCACTCACTGTTTTAACAACACCACAAATGAAGCAGACAGATAGATGTCATCCAATTGAAGTTAGACCATTTAGTGTTAGAGAAAATGCTCGAATTCAAACATTTCCAGATGAATGGGAATTCATGGGTACGATTGGAGCAAAATATCGTCAAGTAGGAAATGCTGTTCCATGTAATTTGGCAAAAGAGATTGGCCTTGAGTGTGTAAAAACATTGGATATGTTACTGTAGTTATTTCAAATATTTACCGCTGTGGAGAAATACTTCATAGCGGTATTATTGTTATATGTAGGAGAAAATAATGAGAACAATGTTATTGAGTTTTAAGCCTAGTGTATATGAGAAAATTAGGACTGGGATAAAGATATTCGAGCATAGAAGATCATTCCCAAATGAGCCAATAAAGGCTTATATGTATGTTAGCAGTCCCATATGTGCAATTACCGGGATAGTATATTTGGGAAGAAGACATGAGCTTAAAGATTGGGAGCGGGAATTTGCAAGTGATAAGGATGCCGTAGAAAGAATAAAAAAATATAGAGAATTGTATAATTATGCAATGGAGATTGTAGAATTTCAAGAAACAACAGAAATTTCATTATCACAGTTGAGAACCGACATTGAAGGTTTTATTGCTCCTCAAATGTATTATTACTTAGATGGAAAACCTTTATTAACGTATCTTGAAGATAAGCTTGAGAGTAAAGAAATAAATATAAAACATACCTTTGAAAATATTACTTCGTCACAGGTGTGTGTTCATTAGAGTGAGGATCTGATATGAAGAGAACACAAGAAATAGAATTAACAAATATGTGCCTTGTGTATAATGAATCGTCGATTTTGGTTCAAGAAAAAGTGGGGACAAGACATCCGGGCGGCTTAGTATTCCCAGGGGGTCATGTTGAAGAAGGAGAATCATTAAGGGATTCTATTATTCGTGAAATCAAGGAAGAAACAGGACTTACTATTTCAAATCCGCGACCTTGCGGATATAAAGATTGGATACAAGAAGATGGTACAAGATACATAGTACTTTTGTATAAGACAAATCAATATTCCGGAGAGATACTTGCATCAGATGAAGGTAGAGTATTTTGGCTCGATAGAAACGATATCACGGATGCAAATCTTATATGGAACATGAGAGAACTGCTGGAAATTTTTGAGTCTGATGATTATAGTGAATTCTTTTTCAGGGTAGGTGTAGACATAAATCCAAATAAGAATAACCTGTTAGGATAGAGAGGAAAGTTATGTCGGAAGTGATAATATTAAATAAAGATAATCCTGCTGTTAAATATCTTTGCACCAAAGACAAACGTCTGTCTAAAGTTATTGATACAATTGGGGAAATATCATATCAACCACATGATGATGGATATGCTTTCCTTATACATGAAATAATAGAACAAATGTTATCAATTAAAGCAGGTGCTGTGATTTATAGTAGACTTCAAGTTTTATGTGATAATAATATTTGCCCGGAAAAAATAGCTGGACTTACAGATAAGCAAATTAAAAGCATAGGGACAGCAAATTCCAAAGTTTCTTATATTAAGGGAGTTACAGAGGCTGTTCTGAATGAAAATTTAGTATTATCTGATTTACAGAATTTATCCGATGATGAAGTTATAAAAAAACTGACTTCATTACGTGGTATAGGTTTATGGACAGCAAAAATGTATCTCATTTTTGTTTTGAATAGACAGAATGTTTTACCTGTTGAGGATGTTGCTTTTTTACAATCGTATAAATGGCTGTATAAGACTGATGATACCTCAAAGGATTCTGTTATGAAAAAATGTAAAAAATGGAGTCCATATTCATCAATTGCGGCTAGATATTTGTACCGAGCATTAGATACCGGCTTAACAAAGAATGAGTTTCATCTTTATAAATAAAATGGTACAATAATAATTAGGTGTTATGAAAGTACGAGATTAAGGTAAGGAGGTGCAGAACTATGGTATGCTTTGGTTCTTTATTGAAGACGTTGATGACAAGTACACAGGCGGGAGTCCAGCAGCAGGATGTATGTTCTGAACTGATTATGGCAGTCGGCGGAGATAGCATTATTGGTGATCATACAAAAATCTCAAGACTTTGTAATAGTCAAGCAAATGTACCAGATGAAGCTATTAACGGAGCAAAAAATGTGGTATTTGAGGATGTGGTTAGTAGATTAAACGGAGATCTTCTGTCTAAATTTATATTAGAAGACAGAATACCAGTTATAGTTCTTGCACTTAAGGATATTCTCAGCAGAGATAGCATAGGCATAAGTACGCATATTGGAAAATATAGTAAATCAGAATTATTAAGTATGGTGGATGTTGATGCAGCAGAGTTTTTAGCTAGTTTTCTAATATATACTTGTGCAGAAGTTAAAAATAGAAACGGGAATGGAAAAACAGATTTTATAACGAAAGATTATGTAGATGCGTTTGAATCCCAAAGACATTCAATTCATATTGTTACTGCACCTGTTATCAGAACACAACAACTTCAGTCTACTTTAAATAGGGACGATTTTGACCAGATATTTATTGAAAGTGAAGGAGCAGGGCAGCTTAATAATCCAAATTACAGTCAAGTCAGACTGTTCTATCTTGACATCGAAAATAATGAATTTTCATATGATTGTCTCGATGATTTCCTTATTGATAATATCGGTTATTATGTACTTTCAAGAACAGAAATGCAGAATTTGCGTGATAGACATAAAGAACATTCTGCCTGCTTGCGAGCTATTCGTGCAATGAATCAGCATGGAACGCCCGGTGAGAAGGGGACAGGTAACGATTTAGGAGAGGTTATGGTATATGCTTTTCTTGAAGATGTATTAGGAGCACCTAAGATATTTACAAAGGCGGAAATCGTTGCTGGAACTCCAGGAAGTAGAACAGATGGAGTACATTTATTGAAGTTGAGTGATGGGGGATGTGACAAGTATCAGCTTGTTCTTGCAGCATCAGACATAACAGGGAATATTAAAAATGCTGTTGACTCTGTAATACAGCGGCTGGATGATATAGTAGGTGTTTCAGGAAATGAGAGAAAAATGGTGGATCGAGCGGTGTTATCAAGTAGTTTTGACGCTGATACTACTACATATTTAAAAAGCATATTGATACCATCAAGGGCATCATTTGGAAGACCGGATATCTCATTTGGAATTTTTATAGGATATTCATTGGGAATAGATCCGTCACAATATGATAATGATACCTACAGAACTAAAGCAATGGAGAAAATGAAACAAGATGTAGAGGATATAGCACCATACATTAGTACGCAATTGGCAAACGCTGCCATTGTAAGCAATAGCAATATAGCCAATCATTCTTTCTATTTTTATTTTATGCCGTTTGATGATGCTGATAATGACAAAGATGAAATAATGCAGAACTTGCTGAGTGGAGGTGTAGGTAATGGAACAATATAACAATACACTTGGACAAGCGATATATGATGACTTAGAGAATAATGCGTATTTAAAAGAAGTCTATGAAAACATTTTGTATAATTATGGGGCTAGGGTATTTGCCGACCAAGGTAATGACAATGTTGTAGAAATGCCTGTTGATATTGATGATGCTCTTAGATTTGCAGATTTGTTATCAAATTCTACGCATCCAACAAAAAGCGATGCACATAAGATAATGGCACAGGAGATGGTTGCATTGCTACAGGAAATGCATCCAGAAGATGCGAGGATATCATATTATTTATCTGGAGTGTTATCCAATATAGGTAATTACAGAGGACTCAGCTTGGCAAAAAATAAGGAGATGGTGACGAAGAAATCGTTCATGGATAGATTGTGTCAGCAGTATGATATGGATAAAATGCGCATCCCGGCTGATGGAGATAAACAGTTCTTTCGTTCACAAGCTAAAGTTTATGAGCATTTATCGGATCAGTATTTCAGTTATTCAGGACCAACCTCTATGGGAAAGTCCTTTATTATGCGAATGTTCATAAAACAACAGATTTTTGAAAAGAAAAGAGAGAATTATGCCATCATAGTTCCAACGAAAGCTTTGATAAACGAAGTCAGCGACAAAATAATAAAAGATGATTTAAGGGAAATGTTGGAAGTGTATAATTACAGAGTTGTGACAGCAGGGGGAGATATTGCTTTAAAGCAGGCACATAACTTCATATTTGTTATGACACCAGAACGATTCCTGTATTATCTGATTGATAATCCTACCAAGACTATTGCTTACTTGTTTATTGACGAAGCACATAAAATATCTTCTATGGATGATAGAAGTTCATTTTATTATAAAATTGTTGAGATGTTATCAGCAAGAGAATGCAAACCTCATATTATATTTGCGTCACCTAACATTCCAAATCCAGAGGTATATCTGCGATTAATAAGTGATGAAGAACGTGTATTCGCAATGGGAATTGCATCGACATATTCTCCCGTAAGTCAAATGAAGTATATTGTGAATTATAATACGCATGAAATACGTATGTTTAATCCACAGAAAAAAGAGACCACTTTTATCAGAGGATTAAGGGAAGATGAGAATTTTACTTCACTCCTAAATAATGTAGGCAGCAGTGCACAGAACATTGTATTCTGCAGTGCTATCGGACAAGCTGTTGCAATGGCACTTGAATATGCAGATTCACTGCAAGAATATGACAATGATGATTTGGAGAAGATATCAAAGGAAATACAGCAGGAAGTACACTCAGAATACTATCTTGCAGATATCATAAAAAAAGGGGTAGCTTATCATATTGGATACTTGCCAACAACAATTCGATTGCGCATTGAAGAACTATTCAGACAGGGACTTATAAAGACACTTTTCTGTACAAGCACGTTGGTAGAAGGTGTTAATCTTCCAGCAGATAATTTATTTGTTACAAATTATAAAATTGGAAGGGCTGGAATGGATGCTATTGATTTTAAAAATCTTGTAGGAAGGGTTGGAAGAATAGAGTTTAATTTATATGGGAATGTTTTTCTTATCTGTAATGAAAAGGTAAAGGAAGAAAAATTTGTAGAATTATTGAAAAAAGAAGCTCCTGAGCAGAAACTTTCTATTGATTCAGGATTGACAAAGCCACAGAAGAAAGAAGTTGTTCAAAGCCTTCTGAAAGGGCAGGTTGAAATACCACGACATCCCAAAAGCCAGACAAATGATAGCTATGCATTAATGAGAAAGTTTTCGATTTTATTGCTGAACGATATTATGAAAGACAGAGACTCTCGGGTAATGAAGGAATTTTCGGAATTTCTGGATCCTGCGACTACAGCACAGATAAAGAGAAACTTTCAGAGGGAAGAAAGTACACTTGATGATGATATAAATGTATCAGTGGATCAGGCTCGTAATTTACAAAGTGCTGTAAACCAGAATCTATCTTATCCAGTTTTGACAGGAGATACATCAACAGATTATACGAATCTTGTACAATTTTTAGAGCAGCTCTGTAGAATATATAAGTGGGAACAGTATGAACCAGGAACACTTGGACATAGAAATAAAAATACTGGTTCTCATGGTATGTTGAGATGGTACGCTGTAATTCTTCTTCAATGGATAAATGGTTATGGTTTAAATTATATTATTGAGAGAGCATTAGAATATAAGAGGAATACACCAGGTTCAACAGTTAAAGATAAAGATGGATATTCATATGTTGCTTACAATGATTCAAAAGAGCATAGAAATGCAGTAATGGCAGAAGTGCTTGATGTTATAGAGAATATTGTAACTTTTAGAATATCAAATTATTTTCTGAAATTTTCCAATGCTTGTAAGCAGAGAGAAAATGTTGAAGAACTTGGAAATGACTGGTATGAATATGTTGAATACGGCACAACAAATCAGATTAGCATATTATTACAGAAATGCGGTTTTACTAGAGAAACATCAAGATTTATAAAACAAAATAGAGAAATGTATATCGAAATTGACGCAAATAACGTGATGCGTATTAGAAGAACTCTTCTGGACTGTGACAGAGAATCTGTTCGACAGGAAGTAGAAAGAGTTATTTATAATATGCCAGAAATGTTTGTTTAAAATCAAAGTTATTGAGGCTATTGCCATGAGGCAATAGCTTCTTTTTTTATGCTCATTTTTGTGTAAGTGCTGTGTAAGTTTGTGTAAGTCAGGAGCAATTACAGATGGAAAATCGGAATCTATAATAAAACTGTAAAGAGAAATGCAAGGTTTATTAAAAGATATATAGATTCCTAACTATGAAACTTTTATGGCTAATATGAGCCATGAAACGAAAATAACCCTTATTCTCTTATTCTCCGTTTGCATTTTCATAAGAAGCTGAAAAGTAAAGAGGGAATAAAGAAATATAAGAAATTTCGACTTTGGGTTTTGAGATGGTTTCACAGGTGCTGTGATGCCATCTGAACATCCAAAAGGATAGTTCAAATAAAAAAAATTTTAAGCCAAATGGCGGCCGACATTGGGCGAGGATACATAGAATTTAGATTTACCGATAAATGGTACTTCTAAAATTCTATGGTGTCTCGTCTCGTTGTCGTGCCATCAGACGGATTGTCCTCGCTCAGTGCGAAACGCTGCAAGGCGGAAAAGAGGACAATCATGGTAAAAAAGAATAACGAATGTAAGGTAACTGTTGATGGAGCTACAAGATATGATTTTCCATATTTTGTACCGATTGAGGATGGTGATGAAGTAACTGTTAAGCATTACAAGGAGCATGATGTTCCAGTTGCTAACATTGCATTGCCAGGCAGAAAAAAACGCTATTATGCTATTTTGGGTGCTGTCTCAAAAGAAGAAGCAGATCTCATGAACAGAACCTTCAACAACTGGGCAAGGAAGGACGAGCGTGACAGAGATGCACAGATTAAATTAGAAACATCTTATGAGGCTCTCCTTGAAACTGGATATGATCCAGAGGACGATAATGACATCTCAGAACTTGTGGCATATAAGATTGTTGTTGATGCTTTACATGATGCATTAAATGAACTTACAGATGAGAAGATGCGTTTGGTAAAGATGGTAGCCAACAAGGAATCACAGCAGTCTGTAGCAGACGAGATTGGAATTTCCAGAAGAACGCTCAGAGGTCGTAAGGATGATGTGATGTCAGAACTTGCTAAGAAACTGGACAACCATAGATAATGTAAAATGCCCCGATGGTAGCACGAGCCATCGGGGTTATTTTTGTCAAATTTCTGACGGTAACGCTAACGGTTACTTTTTTTCTGTTTAATCTTTTTTATAAAATGCTGTTTCATACCCATCGGCACGAAGGAGCAGTCCTTCAATCCATGTAGGTGTTCTTCCCATTTGTTCACAGATAGCAGTAAGGTCAGCATCCATAGGTGTTTCAATGATCAGTTCATCATGTACATGACCTACGATAAAGCAGTGGGAGAGAGTACGCATGGCATGGCAGAGGATATCCCGGCTGATTGCCTGTACGATATTTTCTACGAATTTTGGACCATATGATTCGATGCGTTCCCACTTCTTATTAGTACCGACACCTTCGTATGTGACAGATTCACCACCGAATTTATTTTCACCAATCTTTGGTTTTACATAGCAGAGACGTCTGCCGGATGGAAGGACGATAAATAACATACCACTCTGATATACAAATCTGATACCATGTGTTTCGGTGGCAGTACGCTGTTTGATGGCTGTTTTAACACATCGGTCAACATCCCACCAGAACTGCACGATATTCGGATTTGAGGCTCTCCAAAAATCAACAAGTGGCTGTAATTCATCTTCTGACAGTCCCATATCTAATGCACCCATAGCAGTTAAAGCACCTACTGAGCCACCATATCCAAGGGCAAGTTCTGCAATCTTACCTTTCTGGCGGAGGTGTCCGTTAACACCGTGCTTTTCAACAGGGACGTGGAACATGGCTGATGCAGAGGCACAGTAGATGTCACCGTTTTCTTTAAATACCTTCATACGCCAGTTCTCTTTTGCCAGAAAAGCAATAACACGGGCTTCAATTGCAGAGAAGTCAGATACACAGAATTTGTATCCCAGCTTTGGGATAAAAGCAGTACGGATAAGCTGTGAGAGTGCATCCGGCACATCATCGTATAACATATTCATAAGTTCATAATCCCCAGATTTTACGATGTCTCTTGCATCCTCCAAATCGGTCATGTGGTTCTGAGGAAGGTTCTGTAACTGAATAATGCGCCCCGCCCATCGGCCAGATCTGTTTGCACCATAAAACTGGAACATACCTCTGGCACGGCCATCGGCACACACAGAATTCTGCATAGCCTGATACTTTTTTACAGAAGATTTTGCAAGTTGCTGACGGAGTTTCAGAACATCTGCTACATCAGATGGTACAGTCTTAAGCAGTTCGATAACAGCTTTTTTATCGAGGGAGTCTGTTTCTACACCTTTGGAAATGAGCCAGTCTTTCATCTGTGTTACAGAGTTCGGATTTTCAAGTTCCGTCTTATCCTTTAATGTTCCCATAAGCCTTGCCTTGCTGAAGGCATCAAATTTTATTGCATTTGTTACAACATCCATATCAAGCAGGATGCCACGGTCATTGATTTCTTGGTCTATATGGTATTCATCCCATACGCTGTCCGGCACAGGAAAACGGGAGAGTTTCTGCTGAATGGACATCTCAACCTCAACATCCCTTTTATTATATTTTTTGAACAGTTCCCATTTGTCTGGAGCATCGGATGGCATATTTCTTGTCCTGCCACCATTGACCTTGGTTGGCTTACATGGAACACAGAAGTAGCGGATGAGGTCTTTGCCTTCTTTAAGTTTCTGTTCCTCAAGTCCAAGCACAGCACCAACACCTTCAAGTGAAAGTGGAAGCCCCATATATGCAGACCAGATCATGCTGCATCTCCATGAGGACGGGTCGAGATAATTACCAACGGAATCTTCTGGGATACTGTAACTTTCAAAGTATTCTGGATAGTTTCGGTTAAGCCAGTAGGAGAGAAAGATTCGCTCAAATGATGCATTGAATGCCCATTTTATTACGGAATCATCCGTAAGTGCTTTCAGTATATAATCTGGGATTTTATCCCCGTTTGCAACATCTACTACGATGACAGGTTCATCATTGATGGAATATCCGAACAGAAGAATCTCGGCATCTGGGGATTCGGCATATGGATATACTCCATATTTGATAGGTACACTGGAGTAAGTCTCCAAGTCGATAGATAATTTTTTAATCACTTCTGGAATTTGCATAGATTGTCACCTTTATAAAAAAGGTGGCAGATGAGATATCTACCACCCAGATTGTTATGTTTCTCTGATTGAAAAATCAGTTTTTCTTATGATTTGTCAGCCCTGGGCAAAGCCAATGGATGAATTTAATACCCAATCCGATAAGCCATTTCCATATGGCTGCAAGTGCAAATATACAAAGCATCAGCACAACGGATGCTAATGTAAATTCGATTGCTGCGTTAATAAATGTGTTTACCATTTCCATTGTCATAGATTGTCACCTGTCCTTTCTTTGTCATCATTGACATTCTGTTCCTTTTTTGCATTGTGCTTTTCCTTAAGGAGTTTGATGCCGTCTGTAATTATGATCATCAGACCACCAAGCATCCATCCTACATTCATGCCGAAGCACACCGACAGCATCATATGTTCGATATTTGTCATAGTTTTACCTCATTTCGTAAAAGTGACTGGCAGCAGTTATACCACTGCCAGCCGGGTTAATAGTTACAGATTAAGCAAGGAAATCGTCATCCTCTTCTGTAGCAAAGTCTGATTCAGCACTTGCCTTACCTCCGAGAGGCTCGCCATCTCTTAACTTCTGCAGGTTATTCAAGCCACAGGCAATACCACGATTGCCATTCACATTGAAAGCGTAGAAGTTGATGGATGCCCTGCCGTAGATACCGGAATACATCTCAGAACGCTCGATGATAGGCTGTCTGTCTGCATCTACGATACCAGGAGCAGAAGCGGAATTAGCATTCACAAAATAGCTGTTAGCGTATGCCTCATCATCAGGTCTTTCGATGTCACCATCACGGAGAGGGTTCTTGATCACTGTAAGAGCCGGCACTGACTTGCCATTGCCCTTAAGCTTTGACTGACCTTCCTCGTAGGCAGCCTGAATGGCAGCCTTAATCTTATTGATGGTAACGGTGTCATCCTTTGGGATGATAAGTGAAACTGAATACTTAGGCTTGCCACCATCGACTGCCTTTGGTTCCCATGCGTTGAGGTATGAGAATCTTGTGTCTGGTCCTGTGATTACCTTTGTAGGTACTGTTAATCTTCCGTATTTGTTATTGTTGTTTACTAAATTTGGCATAGTATTTTCCTCCTAATTATCTTTGAAATCATCGATTGCCGTGTTAAGTGCCTGTCGTTTGTCCGATTCAGGCACAAGTGTTGGTTTTCCCTGTGGTTTTTCAATCAAGCCTCCAAGGAGTTCATTGAACTTCGTCTTACCGAGAAGAGAAGTCATTGCTGTGATACCGAGAAGTTTCTTCTCATAAGGGTCATATCCGGCATTTACTACAGCTGATGCTACAGCATCTGCATCCACATATCTGCGGTTGGATTTACCCTCGACTACTTTGTAGCCATCATAGTGAGTTCCACTTAAGGCTTGTCCGAGTGCAAATTCCTTAATATCGTTAACCCAGTTTACGAGGTCATCGACCTTCGGCAGGATAGCTGCAATCTCAGAATCCTCAAGTGTAGCAGGCATTGCAAAGTCGTATTTCGCAAGTTCAAGATTGTACTCAGCCCGTTTACGGCAGGTAGCCTTAATCTTACAGAAGGTGCAGTGGTCACCTGCTTTGAATTCGCCACCGCCTTCATATGCTAACTTTGCAGTTGGTGTAAGAACTGTATCTGCCCATGTGAGAAGATCGGTCTTTGTCATGGTACAGGTGGAAACATTATCCCTGCGAGGCTGAAAGATTGTCATCTTTACAGTCTTGATGTCATAGATGCCATCGTAGATATCGATAGCGCCCAAGGCATAACACATCATCTGAGGATTGTGTTCTGCATCGACCAGAACCCCAAGTCCGTACTTAAAGTCGATGATATGAAGTACCTCATCTGCCACGATAAGACAGTCACCCGTTCCAAAGCCGTCCGGCACCCAGTTGGAGAAGTCCAGTCTCTGTTCTACGAGTACAAGAGGGTCAGCACATAATGTTTTTGCTTCTTCGTACTGTTCCATGACGAAGTTCCTGTATTCCTCCGTGCAGTTTTCCATCTCGGCATCATAGAATTCGAGGTTTTCTGTCGGATTATGTCCGGCATGACCAAGTGCTGACAGAACTTTGTATTCACAGAGTTCATGCGCATCCGTTCCCTGCTGTGCATAAGGACTTGCCCTGTCCCGGATATTGGCACATAACTTTGCTGATGGTGGACAGTTGAGCCATTGCTTACTGGATGAAGCAGATAGTAATGCGTGTTTAGGCATTGCTGACCACCTCCAGAGCAGCTACCACATCTGCGTACTTATCAGCCGGAATGCCGGAGAGTGTACCATCAGATGAGTATTTTGCTACGATGCCTTTAACATCAGCTTTGTACTTGCCTGCCTCAGCCTTTGACATCTGAGCCAGTTTTGCTCTTACCTCTTCCTTGGTATAAGTACCTGGTTCTGTGTTTCCTTCGGTAGCACTTTCTTCTACAGGAGAAGGTTCTGCTGCTTTGGCAGGTTTTTCCTTTTTACCTGTAGGCTTAGGCTGTTCTGCTTCTTCAGCAGAAGAGTAGATTTCACTGAGTCTAGTGAAACTGTCTGCGATTGTCTTAAACAATTCCGCCATTTCTTTGTTCTTCATTGGCTGTTTCCTCCTTTGCCATATGATTGCCTGTGATTTTCTTTGCAAGCTGTCGGGTAATGACACTGAGTGCAATCAGTACGTCTGCAATTTCTGCATCAATGTTGTTGGCTGTAGTGTTTTTTGTTTCTGTAACATTTCCCATCGTTTGCACCGCCTTTCTGAAAGACCCTTTGTCCTTTCACTATCTCTTGGACATGAAATTTAACTTTTGGCGGGAACTTTTTTCATTTTTATGAATTTATGTAAGTTCCTCTGTCCTTCACTATCCCTTGGACATGAAATTCAACTTTTGGTGGGAACTTTTTTCATTTTTTATGAATTTATGTAAGTTCCTTCGTCCTTCACTATCCCTTGGACACGGAATTCAGATTTGGGCGGGAGAAAATTTAAAGAATTTGCATCGTGGTTTTTTACATATAAAAGGAAGAAACTCATGCCGGATTAAAAAAATTAAAAAAATCCCCGCCATTTTATGGTTTTAATGTCCAAGGGATAGTGAAGGAATGAAAGATATTCCTACCATTTAACGAAAGGAGACGGTTCATATGGGAGTAGGTTACAGAAACCCGGAAGGCTACGCAGATCCTGTACCATATCAGGCAATCTCTAATATGGATAAGGAACAGAAGCGTTATATGCCGATGGTGTATATCTGTTCAGCATATAGCGGAGATGTGGAAGGTAATGCAGAGAAAGCCAGACGATACAGCAGATTTGCTGTAGATGCAGGGAAGATTCCGATAGCGCCACATCTGTTGCTTCCTCAGTTTATGGAAGAAGAGTCAGAGCGTGAACTTGCCATGTTCATGGATATTGCGATTCTTTCCAAGTGCAGGGAGTTGTGGGTGTTCGGAAAGCCGACAGCCGGAATGTTAAACGAGATAGCTTATGCAGAGCGTAAACAGATGACAATTAGATATTTCAATGAAGAATGCAAGGAGGACGATTAAATGCAGATGACATTATGTTGTGCGACCTGTGTCGGTAAAGCTGCTAACTGTATTTATCCCAATAAGGTAGTCGTGGATAATGCAGCAGATATGGAATCAGCAGTAGCGGTCGATCATGTGTGTGCTACATACACAGGTAATCGCAGAGGCAACAGTAACTTTATTGAATCAGATGTAATTCCAATGGATATTGACAATGACCATAGTGATAATCCGGCAGATTGGATTACGGAAGATAAGATGGAAGAACTCTTTGGAGATGTGGACTATGTTTTAGTGCCAAGCAGACACCATATGCTTGCAAAGGATGGCAAGTCAGAGCGTCCGAGATATCATGCATATTTTCCTATTGAGAAATGTACGGATGCAGCACAGTACACTGCAATGAAAACAGCAATCCAGAAAGCCTATCCGTTCTTTGATGACAATGCCCTTGATGCTGCAAGATTTTTATTCGGTGCAACAACAGGCGAGGTTATCTGGCATGAAGGTTGGATGAGCATTATGGAAGTAGTGGCAGATACAGAGCCGGATGCTGATGACGGAGATTTCGATGATGGTTTTGTCGGTGGCCCTATTACAGAGGGCAGCCGTAATAAGACATTATCCCTTTTTGCCGGAAGAGTTCTGAAGAGATACGGGGAGTGCGATAAAGCACATGAAGTATTTCTGGAACAGGCAGCAAAGTGCGACCCGCCTTTGGATGATGCAGAACTTTCCACTATCTGGTTCTCAGCACTGAAGTTTTTTAGAAATAAGATAAGTGGCAGTAACGGATATGTTCCTCCAGACCAGTACAATAACGATTTCGGTGGAGAGCCTGGTTCATTAAGACCAGATGATTACTCAGATATCGGACAGGCAAAGATCCTGTCAGCCACATACGGGGATGAACTGAAACACACATCAGCAACGGATTATATAAGATATGACGGAGAAGTTTGGGTGGAAGATAAGCAGATGGCTGTTGGAGCCTGTGTGGAATTCCTCGACTTACAGTTACAGGATGCAAACGATTATATGGATGCAGCCAAGAAAGCACTCATCAAAGCTGGCTACCCGGAAGAGTCCGTAAACCAGGGGGCAAAGGTCCTTGCTAAGGATTGTGATATTAAGTCAGATGACCTTCCAATCTTTTATATGCTTGTCGGGGCAGAAAAGTATCTTGCTTTCACTATGAAACGCAGGGATTACAAGTATATTACTTCGGCACTTAATGTGGCAAAGTCCATGCTTGGCATTAAGGTATCAGACCTTGATAAGAATCCGAATCTGCTGAACACACCATATGCAACTTACAATCTGGAACTCGGCATGGCGGGAGAACAGCCACATACCCCGTTCGACCTTATTACCAAAATCACGGAATGCTCTCCGGGGGATGAAGGAATGGATATCTGGCTTGAGGCACTTGATACATTCTTCTGCGGTGATGCAGAACTTATCGAATATGTACAGAAGGTTATCGGACTGGCAGCCATTGGTAAAGTGTATGAGGAATTCATCATTATAGCCTACGGAGACGGTGCTAATGGTAAGAGTACATTCTGGAACACGGTGGCAAGAGTCCTTGGAACTTATGCAGGTAAGATTTCATCAGATATTCTGACGATGGGTAACAAGGTAAATGCCCAGCCGGAGATGGCAGAACTTAAGGGCAAGCGTCTCATCATTGCGTCCGAGATGCAGGAAGGTGTGCGTCTTAATACAGCAATGGTTAAGCAGTTATGTTCTACCGATGAAATACAGGCTTGCAAGAAATACAAGGATCCGTTCCATTTCATTCCTTCCCATCAAGTGGTGCTTTACACGAACCACCTGCCAAAGGTCGGTGCAAATGATGACGGTATCTGGAGAAGATTAAAGGTCATTCCGTTCAATGCGAAGATTAAGGGGAATTCCGACATCAAGAACTATGCTGATTACCTTTATGAGAAAGCTGCCTCTGCCATCATGAAGTGGATTATCGAGGGAGCAGAAAAGGTAAGCAAAGCCGACCATAAGGTATCGGACCCGAAATGTGTGGAAGATGCTGTGGCATCATACCGTGAGGACAATGACTGGCTTGGACATTTCCTTGCAGACTGCTGTGAACTTGGATCTAATTTGGAAGAAAAGTCTGGGGAGTTCTATCAGCAGTATCGGGCCTACTGCATTCAGGGCGGTGAGTATATCCGTAGTACGACTGACTTTTACGCAGCCATTGAACAGGCAGGATTTTACAGACACAAGACAAATAAGGGAAGTTTCGTGCATGGCGTGAAACTCAAATCTGGAAGTGATTTCATTTAATGTCTTGCAAGTGACGGTCAGTGACAGTCGTTTGTAAGTGGTGATGGTCAAATACAGACTTTTATGAGTTCTACTCATAATTTTACAAATCCTTATTTTAAGCCATTTGTGATAGTCATTACACTCTCTACCCAAAGTAGCCTATAGAGAAAAAATAATGATAAAAAAAAAGCCCTATAGAGAGGTTTGGGTAGAGAGTATCTTGACCGTCATAGTTACAAATTTTGATGGGAGGTTCGTGGATGAGAGAAAAGACCATTGAACAGAAATTAGTCAGCGAAGTGAAAAAGCGTGGTGGTATCTGTCCTAAGTGGGTCTGCCCGTCCTTTGATGGGATGCCAGACCGATTGGTATTTTTACCGGGTCGGCATTTCGGGATGGTGGAGGTGAAAGCACCAGGCGAGAAACCGAGACCTTTGCAGGTGTCCAGACACAGATTATTACAGAGATTAGGCTTTAAGGTGTATGTCCTTGATGCCTTGGAAGATATAGGAGGTATCCTTGATGAGATTCAAACCACATAATTATCAGCAGTATGCAATTAGCTTTATAACCCATAATCCCATAACGGCAGTACTTCTTGATATGGGAATGGGAAAGACAGCCATAACACTTATGGCAATCGACTATCTGATGTATGAGTACTTCGAGATTGTGAAGGTACTTGTTATCTGTCCCCTGCGAGTTACACGAACATGGAGGGATGAGGTAAACAAGTGGGAGCAGCTGTCTGGCTACAGACTTTCCATTGTGACAGGTACTGTAGCACAAAGGAAGAAAGCACTGGCAGCAGATGCAGACATTTATATTATCAACCGTGAAAATGTACCGTGGCTTGTAGATAAAAGCGGTGTTCCATTTGACTTTGATATGGTTGTGATTGATGAATTATCATCTTTCAAAAACCATCAGACAGCAAGGCACAAAGCACTTATGAAGGTTCGACCATTCATAAAAAGAATCGTGGGACTTACTGGAACACCTGCAAGCCAAGGACTTATGGATCTGTTTGCAGAATTCAAAGTGCTTGACTTTGGACAGCGTTTGGGTCGGTTTATCGGACAATTCAGACTCAATTACTTCAGACCCGATAAGGTCAACGGAAATATCGTGTATTCCTATAAACTTCTGCCGGGAGCAGAGGAGAAAATCTATGAGAAGATACAGGACATCACGATTTCAATGAAAGCGGTGGATTTCCTTGATATGCCGGAACTTATAAATACAGAATATCCCGTGTATCTGAATGAGAGTGAACAGGAAAAGTATGAAGGACTTAAGAAGGATTTGATTCTTTCTACTTCAGAACATGAGGTAACGGCTGCAAATGCAGCATCCCTTGTGAACAAGCTGTCGCAGATGGCAAACGGAGCAGTTTATACAGATGATGAGGATATCATCACATTTCATGATAAAAAACTGGATGCCTTAGAGGACATCATAGAATCAGCCAATGGCAAACCACTTCTTGTGGCATATTGGTTCAAGCACGATTATACAAGAATCGTGGAGCGACTTAACAAAATCGGTGTGAAATATATGAAGATAGATTCCGATGAGAGTATCACCAAATGGAATAACAGGGAGATAACTGTTGCACTGATCCATCCTGCATCAGCCGGACACGGACTTAACCTTCAGCAGGGTGGAAATACGATGGTGTGGTTCGGCATCACATGGTCGCTTGAATTATATCAGCAATGCGTCTGCCGACTTTACAGGCAGGGGCAGACAGAAGGAACTGTCACCATAATTCACCTTATAACACAGGGAACTGTTGATGAGAAAATTATGAAAGCATTGTCTGTAAAGGATAATACGCAGGCAGCTTTAATCGAGGCTGTCAAAGCAGAGATATAGAAAATCATAGTCAATCAGAAGTCAATCATGGTCAATCCGAGGGAATAAAAAATTTATTTCGGAGGTAAAACCTATGAGCGTAAGAAACTTAAGTCCATATGAGGCATTAGGAAATGCCGTGGTTATACAGGCAGTAAAAGACTACAGGGAGGCAGTGCATAAGCTGTCCCGTGGAAAAAAGAACACGATTGCAGAGTCCATGAAACAGGAATGTGAGAGATTCTTTCAATCCCCATATTTCAATGTGTTCACACAGCTTGATGGGAAAGCACTTCTGTCACAGCTTGAGAAGGAGGTGTCTGCATGACAGTAAAAGAATATTTGGGACAGGCTTATCTGTTGGATAACAGAATCAATTCGGATACAAAGGAACTGGAAGAACTCCGCCTTATGTCACAGACCATTTCCAGTCCGGGATTCGAGGAGCATTATAATGCAAGTAGAAATACCGATGCACCGTACATTCACACATTGGAAAAAATCTTTGATATGGAATCAAAGATTCTTGAGGAGATGAATCTGCTGATGGCATTGAAACAGCAGATAAGAGACGTGATCAGCAAGGTGGAAAAGCCGGAGCATCAGATGATTATGAGATACCGCTATATCCACAACTACTCATGGTCCAAGATTAGTGAAAAACTTTCTGCTGATATTACTACGGTTCAGAGGTGGCACAATAAAGCAATTGCAAAAATAAAACTTCCAGAAAATGCGATAGATTTAAAAGTTGCCATTGTTTGCCATAAGATGCCATAGTCCAGTTTGTGATATTGTATAATCAGCAAAAATGATAAAGATGCATACAGGCAAGAGCCTTCATGGTGGAATCCCCACTGTGAGGGCTTTTCTTATGCCCTTATTGAAGGAGGTGCAGTGATGCCAAGAAAGGCAAAGCATCCGTGCCACCATCCCGGCTGTCCCAAGCTGACAGAAGGAAGGTTCTGTGAGGAACACCAGAAGGAAGAGAACAAGCGTTACGAGAAGTACGGTCGTGATCCTGCAACAAGGAAACGATACGGACGTGCGTGGAAACGCATCCGTGACAGCTATGTTAAGACACACCCCTTCTGTGAGTTGTGCTACGAGAAGGGAGTTCTTGTCCCAGTCGAAGAGGTACACCACAAGGTTCCTTTGTCGGAAGGTGGAACACATGACAGGAGCAACCTCATCTCTTTGTGCAAGTCGTGTCACGCAAGGATACACGCAGAGAGAGGTGACAGATGGCATGGAAGAAAGAGTGATTCATACGAATGATGGTCATGCCAGTCAAATATAAAAATATTTCATTATATTTTTTCTGTGACGGTCATGACCGTCATTTCCAAAAGGGTAGGGGAGGTTCGAAAAGTTGTGGAAAAAAACACATGGCTACGGTGCCGCCCCTTCGTGTGTACTTTTTGCGTATTTGAACGGGGTATTAAGCACCCTATCGTTATTTTTTATATGAGGAGTTGATGATATGGCAAGAGATGGAACTGCCCGTGGCTCAAATATCAAGGTCAATGCCGGGAGAAAATCCAAGGCATTAGCTGAGAAGATGGCAGCAGGCAATCCTGGTGGAAGAAAGCTAAAGATCATTGACTTGCCGGACGGAGCAGAACTTGAAGGGGAAGATATCCCAGAGCCAAGTTCTTACATTAAGTCCAAGCAGAAAGCTGTGGGAGAGTTCGATGCAGAACATATTTACAGATACATTTATCTGTACTTGAAAGATAAAGGATGCGACAAACTGGTGAGCAAGCATCTGGTGGAGCAGTACGCAATGAGCGTGTCCCGACTGATGCAGTGTGAAGAGGCAATCTCAGAATATGGATTCCTTTCCAAGCATCCGACCACAGGAGCTGCCTGTGCAAGTCCATTTGTCGCTATGGCTCAGAACTACCAGAAACAGGTAAACACAATATGGTATCAGATTTTCCAAGTGGTAAGGGAGAACTGCTCAAAGGATTATAACCCTGACGAGTCCGACCCGATGGAACTTCTGCTACGGAGTAGAGGATAGGAGAAACACATGATTGAAAAAGTAAATCCGATGCACCCAGATAAGGTTGCAGATCGAATTGCAGGTGCAATCGTTGATATGGCTTACGCATCTGAGGAAAATCCAAAGATTGCAGCAGAGGTTCTGATTGGACATGGCGTGTGCCATGCGATCATTGAAACATCAGCAGATATTGATGAAAAGAATGTAGCAGATGCTGTTTTAAGGATTGCCGGAAATATCCAGACAGATATTGTTATTGTTCCACAAGACATTCACTTATCTGAGAATCAGAAAGGCAATGTTAGATGTGGGGATAACGGCATCTTTAAGGGAATGCCACTTACCAGAGAACAGAAAGAACTTTCACAGATTGCAAGGGACATTTACAGGAAATATCCTACAGACGGAAAGTACATTCTTGATGGGGTAAGGCTCATCATCTGCCAGAGCAATGCAGACAAAGAGGAACTGGAGAATCACTACCCAGGGGCAGAGGTCAATCCGCTTGGTGCCTGGGCAGGTGGTACAGATGTAGATACGGGAGCAACAAACAGAAAACTTGGTTCTGATATGGCTGATTCTGTTACAGGCGGAGGGCTGCATGGCAAGGATTTATCCAAGGCAGATGTATCCGTAAACATCTATGCTTTCCTTAAGGCACAGGAAACAGGAATGCCTGTCACACTCTGCTGTGCAATCGGTGATGAGATGGTGGATGGAAAGCCTTATGCAGAAATCGTGCAGATGGCAAGAGAGTACATCCAGTCAGTTGGCGGATTTGAGAAATTTGCAGAATGGGGGTTATTCTAATGGCAAAGCATACAACAGAAATGAAAATGGTACAGACTTCCAAACTGATACCATATGTAAATAATGCCCGTACCCATTCGCAGGAACAGGTCAATAAGCTGCGAGGTTCCCTTCGTGAGTTTGGGTTTATCAATCCTGTTATTATCGATGCTGACTATAATGTCATTGCCGGACACGGAAGGCTTATGGCTGCAAAGGAAGAGGGCATTGAGGAAGTTCCGTGTGTGTTCGTTGATTATCTGACGGAGGCACAGAAGAAAGCATATATCCTTGCTGACAACCGATATGCACAGGATGCCGGATGGGATGAGGAGATGTTAAGGGTTGAAATTGAAGCCTTGGAGGGAATGGACTTTGATGTGTCATTCACAGGCTTTGATGAACAGGAGATCGCAGACCTTCTTGCAGGAGATGCTGATGATGCAAAAGAAGATGATTTCGATGTTGAGGAAGAATTACAGAAACCGTGCTTTTCCAAGACAGGAGATATCTGGCATATCGGAAGACACAAAGTCATCTGTGGTGATTCTACACAGGAAGATACTTATACACAGCTTTTTGAAGATAAGAAGTGTAATCTTGTATGCACGGATCCACCTTACTTTGTAGCACTTGAGAATGCATCCGGCAAGATTGCCAATGATGACTTAAATGATAAGGACGGATATGAATTCCTTATGAAAGCCTTTAGCAATTTCCATAATGTTATGGCTATCGATGCATCCATCTATGTATTCTATGCGACCATGAAGGCTCGTGTATTTTATGATGCATATGAAGATGCAGGCTTTAAGGTCGGTGCAGGTCTTATATGGAAAAAGCCAAGGGCACCGCTTATGAGGACTGATTGGAAGTTCAACATGGAGCCAATCATCTGGGGTTGGAGAAAAGACGGAAAGCACAAATGGTATGGTGACCAGAAGCAGAAATCCGTATTTGAATTTGATGGTATCAAGAATTCAAAGGAAGATGGATTCGGGCATCCATCCAGTAAGCCTGTTCCGCTGATCGCATATCTTATCAAGCAGTGTACACAGGCAAACGGCATCGTTCTTGACGGATTCTTAGGCTCTGCATCCACACTTATGGCTTGTGAGCAGCTTGATCGTATCTGTTATGGTGTGGAACTTGAACCAAAATTTGTGGATGTGGCAGTAAAGAGGTATCTGGAATATAAGAATGGTGACAGCACGGATGTGTATGTCATCCGTAATGGTGAGAAGATCAGTTACGAAGATGCAGTGGCAGGAATGGAGGATACCGATGGAACAACAGAATAAAATGACATTAACCCTCGGCAGTCTTTTTGACGGTTCCGGGGGTTTTCCATTGGGTGGAGTCATTGCAGGAATCACACCAAAGTGGGCAGCAGAGATTGAGCCGTTTCCCATAAGGGTCACATCAGTCCGTTTTCCCAATATGACACACCTTGGAAATATAAGTGAGGTCAGCGGTTCGGAGATTGAGCCAGTTGATATCATCACATTTGGAAGTCCCTGTCAGGACATGAGCGTGGCAGGGAAAAGAGAAGGCTTGGGCGGTAACCGTTCAAGTCTTTTTTACGAGGCAATCAGAATCATAAAGGAAATGAAGGAGGCTACCAATGGAAAATATCCAAGATACATCGTCTGGGAAAATGTTCCCGGAGCATTCTCGTCAAACAAGGGCGAGGACTTCAGAGCAGTCCTTACCGAAATCTGCAAAGTCAAAGAAGAATGTGTGTCTGTACCTAAACCTGCAAAATGGGAAAATGCAGGACGCATCATGGGAGAAGGCTTCAGTATTGCATGGAGACTCCTCGATGCTCAGTATTGGGGTGTTCCCCAGAGAAGACAACGTATCTACCTTGTCGCAGATTTTGATGGAGGGAGTGCCGGAAAAATATTATTTGAGTCAGAAGGCCTGTCTGGGTATTCTGCGCAGGGCTTCAAGTCGTGGCAAGACGCTGCCAACGGTATTACAGAAGGCATTGGAGAAACAGGCTCAGACTGCTTAATGTTTGAAAACCACTCACAGGATACAAGATACCGGGGACCACTTACTGTGGCACAGACGGTTTCATCTACTTATGGAACAGGTGGAAATAATCAGCCGTTTGTATTGCAGACACCCAAAACTCTGAAAATCAGATGTGGCTGTGAGGGCGGTGGCAAGGGTGCGCTGATACAGGATGACCTGTCTGCAACTCTTGGAACAAATAATGATCAGACATTATTCCAACCGAGGGCATTTGGAGTGTGTGCAAAGAACAGCAACTCCATGAAATCAGATAATCCGAACAGCGGATTTTATGAGGCAGAAACATCAAGAACTCTTGATGCGAATGGTGGAAATCCTACCTGTAACCAGGGCGGTATTGCTGTACTTGAAGGCAATGGCAGCAGACCTTCCCATAAAGGGGACGGATATAAGGAATCCGATATCATGTACACCTTAAATGCAACGGAGCAACACGCAGTAGCATTTGCAGATGTTCATGCCACACTTTCTGCAAACGATGGTCCCAAGGGCCCATCCAGTCAGATGATGAAGAACCCGGAAGAGAACTTTGTCGGGGAACCATCTTATGGTATTGGCAGACCTGCAATGAACCAGGGCTACAACGCTGCTTTCAGTTTCCAGATTGAAGAGGAAGTAGAACCGACACTTGTTGCAGCCGGAGCAAGCGGTGTGGCTCATCCGAGATTTTCTTCATCCAAGGCATCCTTTTTTACCGAGGCAAATGAAGAATGTGCCAATACCTTAGTTGCTACGGATTATAAGGATCCTCCGATTGTAAATGATGGGGAGAGTACTGATTATATAGTACGAAGGCTCACACCTACGGAATGTGCAAGACTGCAGGGATTCCCGGACTGGTGGTGTGACGGACTTGCTATTGCAGAACCAACCGATGAGGATATTGCCAAATGGAGAGAAGTCTTTCATATCCATGCCAAGGCAATGGGAAAGACCACAAAGCCAAAGACGGACAACCAGATCAGAAAGTGGTTACAGAATCCAAGGTCTGACTCTGCTGAATATAAGATGTGGGGAAACGGAGTGGCATTACCGAATGTTTACTTTGTTTTGTCCGGCATTATGTACTATGCACAAGAATCTGCAACATAAAGGCAGTATATTTGTACCCCTGTGAATGCACATAATCGTTGCTTTTACAGGGGTTTAGAGTGATATATGTACATACCAAAAGAAAGGGAGGTACATAGCATGGTACTACATTTTAATGTGAAAGGCGAAAGCCGGAAGGCAATGGTCACAGCCATTGAAAAAGAAATAGGTGGGAAGGCAAGATACCTTGGAGTTCCATCCTGCGCATACGAGATTGGAAACTACACGGTAGGCAGAAACGGGGAGCTTGAATTCGGAGATTTCGATGACATTGATGAGGTTGCACCAATCGTTGATGCCTGCGTCATGGCAACAGGAATCACCCCGGCAGAATGGGAAGAAAACAAAGATGCCGAAGAAACAGAAGCGGAAGGTGCGATGGAACTTACAGTTACAATCCCATTTACAAAGGTAAATGTTGGAAATCTTACAAGCCTGCTTGAAGCAAAAGGGAGCCTTATAAAGGATGCACTTGGGATTACAGACCTACGGTTTGAGATGAATGAGGATTCCGTTTCATTCCCTTGGTTTTCCAAGGTCGAGCCGGAAGAGGCTATGACCTACACAAAATTTATAACAGCAATCTGCGAAATGACCATGAAGCAGAAACGAATTACTGCCAAGCCAAAGGAAAACGAAAATGAGAAATATGCATTCCGATGCTTTCTTCTCCGACTTGGATTCATCGGGGATGAGTACAAAGCCGACAGAAAGCTGCTGCTTTCCAAGCTGAACGGCTCATCAGCATTTAAGTCTGGAGCCAAGAAAGGGGGCGAGCAGTAATGGTTTTCCCACCAAGAAATATAGTTCAATCCGTAAAGAAAGAATATCCATCGGGTACAAGGGTTGAACTTGTCTCCATGAATGACCCTTATAGAGATATGCCGACAGGCACAAGGGGGACCGTTGACTGTGTGGATGATACAGGCACGATTCATGTGGCATGGGATAATGGATGCCATCTCGGAGTTGTCTATGGCGAGGACTCATGCAGAAAGCTGCATACCATAAGGACCATCTGCTACGGAAAGGAAGAAACATGGGACTGTAAAGAAGATGCAGTTGCATTTTTTCTACAGGCGGTTGCAGGAAGTGAAGGTGCAGAGTGTGAGAGATACACAAAGATACTGACGGATCTTGCGATGGGCATGGACATATGTACAGATGGTGAGTAGGGTTCTGGAAAGATACACAATAACCGGTGTGTATCTTTGTCCAGTAGTGGTATTCCAATTTATGTGCTTTAGAGTGATATATGTACTACCGAAAGGAAAACAAGCCAAAAAGGAGTACATAGAATGAACGAGAAAACAACAAGACAGATTGAAGAAATGAAAAAGCAGACCATCGGGGTTGAAATCGAGATGAACAGCATCACGAGGGATAAGGCAGCAAAGATTGCAGCCACCTACTTCGGAACAGGAAGATTTCAGAACACAGCAAGCCGGAACGGATACTACACTTGGTCAGCATGGGATGAGCAGGGCAGGGAATGGAAATTCCAGAAGGATGTCAGCATTGCCGGATGCGACAGCGAAAAATGCGAACTGGTAACACCGATTCTTACCTACGCAGACATTGAAATATTACAGGAACTTGTAAGGCAGTTAAGACACGCAGGTGCAAAGAGTGATGCAACAAGGGGATGCGGGGTACACATTCACATCGGAGCCAAGGGGCATACACCACAGACCATGAGAAACCTTGCAAACATTATGGCAAGCCACGAAAGCCTCATAGCAGATGCCCTTGACCTTGACAGGGGAAGAATGCACAGATACTGCAGAACGGTTGCCCCACGATTCCTTGAGAGTCTTAACAGGAAAAAGCCAAAGACCATGTCAGCTTTGGCGGACATTTGGTACGGAAGTCAAAATTGCAACTACGGAAGGTCACAGCATTACAACGACAGCCGATACCATATGCTGAACTACCATGCGACTTTTACAAAGGGAACCATTGAATTCAGACTTTTCCAATTTGATGCCCCTGCTGATGGAAAGCGAAACGGACTCCATGCCGGACAGCTTAAAGCCTACATTCAGCTTTGCCTCGCACTCAGCCAGATGGCAAAGGAAGTAAAAACGGCAAGCCCAAAGCCACAGCAGAATGAAAATCCAAAATATGCAATGAGAACTTGGCTCCTCAGACTTGGATTCATCGGGGATGAGTTCAAGACAGCAAGAGAGATTCTTACAAAGAGACTTGCAGGGGACACAGCATTCAGAACTGCAAGGGGATAGCCTTGTATCACCTTAAAGGAATGACCGCTTCGGCGGTCTTAAGGTGGTAGAAGGGTATTTCCTTCAGAAAGGATGGATGCGAAATGCAGAAAAGATACTATATTGCTTACGGCAGCAACCTAAACATTCCACAGATGCGATTCCGATGCCCCAATGCACGGATCATCGGCACGTCTGTTGTGCCGGATTATGAACTGCTCTTTAAGGGAAGTAAGACAGGTTCTTACCTAACCATTGAGCCAAAGGCAGGTGCAAGCGTTCCTGTGGCGGTATGGGAAACAACAACTGATGATGAACTTGCCCTTGACAGGTACGAGGGCTATCCGACCTTTTATTACAAGGCAGAAATGACCCTGCCGATAACGGGAATCAAATCTGGGAAGGTAAGGGAACGAAAGGTATATGTGTACATCATGCATGAGGACAGGCAGATAGGTATGCCGACCATCAGATATGTTCAGACCTGTCTTGAAGGATACAGGGCATTCGGATTTGATGAGAATACCTTGTATGAAGCAATAGAGAAAAGCCGGAGGTGCTGCAATGAAGATTAAATCAAGCCTACAAAAAAGAATCTGCCCCATTTGTGGGCAGATATACCATGAACCGCCTGCACTTTCAAGAGCAGATGGGGAAACGCAAATCTGCCCCGACTGTGGCACGAGAGAAGCCCTTCAGAGCATTGGAGTTTGCAATGAAGAGCAGGAAAAAATAATTACAATAATACATAGCCATACCACGGATTATTAGTATTTTTGATTGATACTCGTGAAAGTATGTTTTATGATGTGAAAAATTAGGAGGTTCAGTATGGAAGAATTTTATAAAAAAGTAGGGGAAAGAGTACAGCAGTTAATAGAATTTGAAAGAATGGACATTGATACATTCGCAAATAAGTGTGGGATAGACGTAGAAAGGATCAAGAAAATCATCAATAATAAGACACAGATGACTATGGATGAACTGGTTTCAATATCAATAGCCTATGATGTATCCACCGATTATATTATCGGACATTTTCCATTGCCACTTCCAGCACCAAGCACTGAGTCCGAGTATGAACTTTATAGGAAAGTGTCACAAATGAATGAGGAGGAAGTGGTGGGGGTACTTAAAAGTTTGAAGGAAGAGAAAGCAAACTTAGAAGATACTATGGCATGATATACACAATAATCCCTCTGAATATCTGGTGCATAATCGTATTCCAATAAGTGTGGAAGTACGGTAATGTACACATACCGAAAGGGAAAACAGAGAAAACGGAGGATACGAGCATGACACGATTTGAAAAGGATGTAAAAGAAATACAGGAAGGAAACGAAATCGAGGTTCTAAAAAGAAGGAAGGCAGAACTTGAGGAACTTTATAAGAAAGGCAGATGCGAAAAGAACGGATTCAGAAGACAGTGCATTGCACAGGAATATGAAAGAAGATTGGCTGAATATGAAAAACTGGATGCCATGATTTGAATTTAAGCATAAAGCATTTAAGAGGAACCCATCAGGGTTCCTTTTTTCGTGGAGGTGATCATGTGAGAAAATTGAAAAAATATAAACCAACTAGATTCATGGCAGAGGATTCTCACTATGATAAATCTGAGGCGGATTTTGCAGTGAATTTTATAGAGAATCTGTGCCACACCAAAGGCACATGGGCAAGGAAGAAGTTCTTGCTGATGGACTGGCAGGAACAGATTATAAGGGATGTATTTGGAACAATAAAACCGAATGGGTATAGGCAGTTTAACATGGCATATGTGGAAATCCCAAAGAAGAATGGCAAGAGTGAACTGGCGGCTGCCGTAGCATTATTACTATTATGCGAAGGGGAACAGCGTGGAGAGATATACAGCTGTGCAGCAGATAAGAATCAGGCAAAAATTGTATTTGATGTAGCTGCCGATATGGTGCGTTTTTCTAAACCACTCAGTAAGCGAATCAAAATATATGAGTCACAGAAGAAGTTGGAGTACATTCCGACAAAAAGTACTTATCAAGTGCTGTCAGCTGATGTTTCTAACAAACACGGCTTCAATACACACGGTGTTATCTTTGACGAATTGCACACACAGCCAAATCGTAAATTATACGATGTTATGGTTCAAGGCTCTGGTGATGCAAGAATGCAACCACTGTATTTCCTTATAACTACTGCCGGAAATAATACAGAAAGTATCTGCTATGAGGTGCATCAGAAGGCTCTGGATATTATGGAAGGCAGAAAGCATGACAGCACATTTTATCCTGTGATATTTGGTGCAGAAGTTGATGAAGATTGGACAGACCCAGAAGTTTGGAAGAAAGCTAATCCGTCTCTTGGGGAAACAATCGGAATTGATAAGGTCGAAGCCGCCTGTGAATCAGCAAGGCAGAATCCAGGAGAGGAGAATGCATTCCGTCAGTTAAGACTGAATCAATGGGTAAAGCAGAGTATCCGATGGATGCCAATGGAAAAATGGGATGCCTGTGCATTTCCTGTTAACGAGGATGATCTTGAGGGGCGTGTATGCTATGGAGGTCTTGACCTTTCAAGCACCACCGACCTTACTTCGTTTTGCCTTGTGTTCCCGCCGGAAGATGAAGAAGGGAAATATTATGTACTTCCTTACTTTTGGCTGCCGGAGGAAACACTTGACCTGCGTGTCCGAAGAGATCATGTAAATTATGATGTTTGGGAAAAGCAGGGATATATACAGACAACGGAAGGTAATGTAGTCCATTATGGATTTATAGAAAAATTCATAGAACATCTGGGTGAGCGGTTCAATATCCGTGAGATTGCATTCGACAGATGGGGAGCGGTACAAATGGTACAGAACCTTGAAGGAATGGGATTTAATGTTGTGGCTATGGGACAGGGATTTGCCTCCATGTCACCGCCTACCAAGGAACTAATGAAACTTGTGCTTGAACAGAGGATAGCACACGGAGGGCATCCAGTCCTTCGGTGGAATATGGATAACATATATATCCGAACAGACCCTGCCGGAAACATCAAGGCAGATAAATCGAAATCAACAGAAAAGATAGATGGAGCCATAGCCTGTATTATGGCACTTGATCGAGCAATCCGTTGTGGCAATGACACTTCTGAAAGTGTGTATGACACAAGAGGGTTACTTGTTTTTTAAATTGCTTGACAATAAACTGATTAGGTTATATAATCAGTTACACAACATATAAGATTATATAACCTAACCAGAAAGCGGGTGAAAACAATGTCATATCAAGTAGTGGTAACACTTACAGATGCTGAGTACGATGATGTCGTTAGAAAAGCTGAGAATAAGGGAATATCTATAGCACAATATGTTAAGAAGTACCCTATTTCAGTTGATGAATTTGATGTTAGGTATGAGTATCTGAAAAATAAGGCATTAGAAATGCCGATAGGGGAGCCATTTACTGTAATGTCTGTTTTTGAGGATTGGAATTGTATTCCCAGAGGAATCAAGCTATCCCTAGGACGTAATTTTTATCATTTTGTCAAACGAGGAGAACTAACAGGAGTTGAACCCACAGGAAAAAATAGTTCCAATATTCAGTTGTATGTAAGAAGAGGAGAATGATATGTTAACTTATGCAGAAAAAAGAATTATTGAACGTGAAACGCTTATGATAATCCATTTTTATCCTAGAGGAATTAATACTAGAGTATTAATATCTCAAGTAATGAAAAGAATATCTAGTACCATTCCAAATGCAAATCGTCATCACGTAGCAGGAATGTTATCATGGATATGGAAAAATAACGGGTATCAATTTCTTGTTCGTACACCAGAATGCTCTATAATTGCATAAAAAAGATTATACAAACAGAATGAAAGCATCTGACCATATGAGGTTAGGTGCTTTTATTATGCCTATTTTTGGAAAAGGATGGTGGAAATTATGGGAATATTTAGTGGAATTTTTAAATCAAGAGATGCACCCACAAACAGGACAGCGGGTAGTGCATACAGTTTTTTTCTTGGACAGAGTGCATCCGGGAAAAGGGTAAATGAGCGAAGTGCCATGCAGACATCGGCAGTATATGCCTGTGTCCGTGTTATTTCGGAGTCGGTGGCGAGTCTGCCACTTCATGTTTATAAATACAACAAAAATGGTGGAAAGGAAAAGGCAATCGACCATCCTTTATACCATCTGTTACATGATGAACCAAACCCAGAGATGACAGCGTATTCCTTCTTTGAGGTAGCACTTACACATCTGCTGTTGTGGGGCAACTCATACAGCCAGATCATTCGCAATGGCAAGGGAGAAGTTCTCGGACTGTATCCGCTTATGCCGGACAGGATGAATGTGGACAGGGATGATAAAGGAAATATTTATTATGAATATTCGGTAAGTTCCGATGATGCTCCTACCAATAAAGCAGGAACTGTAAGGCTTAAGCCGGAAGATGTTCTTCATGTTCCGGGGCTTTCCTTTGACGGTCTTGTGGGATATTCGCCTATTGCGATGGCAAAGAATGCCATAGGTCTTGGAATTGCAGCTGAGGAGTATGGCAGTAAGTTCTATGCAAACGGGGCTGCTCCTAGTGGTGTCCTTGAACATCCGGGAACATTGAAAGACCCGTCAAAGGTAAGGGAAAGTTGGACACAGACATTTGGCGGTTCATCCAATTCCAACAAGGTGGCAGTTCTGGAAGAAGGAATGAAGTATACACCGATTTCCATAAATCCGTCTGAGGCACAGTTCCTTGAAACAAGAAATTTTCAGATATCAGAGATTGCAAGGATATACAGAGTTCCGGCTCATATGATTGGACAGCTTGATAAAGCAACCTTTTCCAATATTGAACAGCAGTCTTTGGAGTTTGTTGTGTATACGCTCCGTCCGTGGATTACAAGACTGGAGCAGGCAATGGTACGCAGACTTCTGTCAGAAGAGGAGAAGAAAGACTATTTTATCAAGTTCAATGTGGATGGTCTCCTTCGTGGAGATTACCAGAGCAGAATGAACGGATATGCAACAGCAAGGCAGAATGGCTGGATGTCTGCAAATGATATCCGTGAACTTGAGAACCTTGACAGGATACCCGCTGAACTTGGCGGAGACTTATATCTTATCAACGGTAATATGACAAAACTTGAAGATGCAGGAATTTTTGCAGATTCAGCACAAAAAGAAGAGGAGGATTCCGATGAAGAACAAGAAGTTCTGGAACTGGAAGAGCAGGAAAACGCTCAACCAGGAAACAAACGAGGAAATCGTAGAAAGAGTTCTAAGCCTTAACGGAACCATCGCAGAGGAGACGTGGTTTGATGATGATGTCACTCCACAGCTTTTTAAGGATGAATTAAATGCCGGAAGTGGTGATATCACTGTATGGATCAATTCACCGGGCGGTGACTGTGTGGCAGCAGCTCAAATCTACAATATGCTCACAGATTACAAGGGGAATGTCACAGTAAAAATTGATGGTATTGCAGCTTCGGCAGCATCTGTGATTGCAATGGCAGGTGACAATGTACTCATGTCCCCGGTTTCAATGATGATGATCCACAACCCTGCGACAGTAGCATTCGGTGATCATACCGAGATGGCAAAAGCCATCGAAATGCTCGAAGGGGTCAAGGATTCTATCATAAATGCCTATTCCTTAAAGACAGGAATGTCGAGGGCAAAGTTATCAAGGCTTATGGATGCTGAAACATGGATGGATGCAACCAAGGCGGTGGAACTTGGATTTGCTGATGATATCATCACAAAAAATGAGTTCCCTAAAAAAGAAGATGATGAGCCGGATGAAGATGGCGAGTCTGATAAAGAAAGCACCGAAGAGGATGAGAAAAAGAAATCATCCAATTCAGTGCTTTTTTCACGCAAAGCTGTAAACAATGCACTCCTTAATAAGCTGGAGGAGCATTACAGAAAGCCAAGTGTGGATGTTGCAGGGCAGGCAAAAATCCCTGCCACGAATGTAACTGACGGTGTATCTGCCAAAGAAATCAGAGACCGTCTGAATCTTATCAAAAAGTATATTTAAGGAGGACTGCGATTATGACAGTACAGGAATTAGTTGACAAGAGAGCCAAGGCATGGGAGATGGCTAAGGAATTTGTAAATACCCATGAGGATAAGAACGGCAATTTATCTGCCGAGGATGCTGCGACATACAGCAGAATGGAGGCTGACATCGAGGAACTTACCAATTCCATCGACAGACAGCAGAGAGCCGAGAGAAGGGAGCAGGAACTTTCCAAGCCTGTGAATTCCCCTATTACAGGAAAGCCTTATAAGGACGAGCCACAGGGCAAGGTAAAGACAGGCCGTGCATCTGATGAGTATAAGAAGGCTATGTTAAATGCAATCCGCAGCAACTTCAGACAGGTTTCCAATGTATTACAGGAAGGTGTGGATGCAGATGGTGGTTACCTTGTTCCGGAAGAGTATGACCACAGACTGATCGATGTTCTTTCAGAGGAGAATATCATGAGAGGCATTGCGACCAAAATTACAACTTCCGGGGAGCATAAGATTAACATCGCAGCTACAAAGCCGGCTGCTGCATGGATTGAGGAAGGAGCAGCCCTTTCATTTGGAAATGCTACATTTGACCAGATGATTCTGGATGCATATAAGCTTCATGTTGCTATCAAAATCACAGAGGAACTTCTGTATGATTCTGCTTTCCCTCTTGAGAACTACATTATCACAGAGTTCGGTAAGGCACTCGGAAATGCAGAAGAGGATGCCTTCCTTAATGGAGATGGCAAGGGCAAGCCTACAGGTATTTTCAATGCAACAGATGGTGGACATCTTGCAGGAACACTTACGGCAGCACTTAAGTCCGATGACCTCTTTGATCTGGTTTATGCTTTGAAGAGACCTTATCGTAAGAATGCATCTTTTATTATGAACGATGCTACATTAGCACAGCTTCGTAAGTTAAAGGATAACAACGGGGCATACATCTGGCAGCCATCATACCAGGCAGGAGAGCCGGACAGAGTTCTTGGTTACCAGGTACGCACATCTGCTTATGCACCTGCAGATGCGATTTCCTTCGGTGATTATAAGTATTACAACATCGGAGACCGTGGTACACGTTCCTTCAAGCAGCTCAATGAACTCTTTGCAGGAAACGGCATGATCGGCATGGTGGCTAAGGAGCGTGTGGATGGTAAGTTAGTACTTCCAGAAGCAGTGCAGATTCTTAAGCTGAAGTCCGATGCACAGGCGGGAAAAGCCTAAGAGAACCAATGGGCAGAGTGACAAACAGTTGCTCTGCCTTTAAAGATTTATGGAGGTGTGGCATGATAATTTCACTTGAAGAAATGAAGAATTATCTTCGTATTGATTTTGACGATGATGATGCACTTCTTGAAAATCTGATTGTCTCATCAGAGCGTCTGTGTATGGACATTGCCAGAATAAAAAGTAAGGCCGTATTTGAGAAAAAGGAAACTGCAAAGATAGCAGTCATGTATGCGGTGGCATATCAGTATGAGCATCGTGAGGACTGTGACCATCATGCACTTGCCATGTCACTCCGTTCCCTGCTTTCTGGTATTAGGAAGGCGGGATTCTGATGGAAGTAGCACTTTTAAATGTAAGGATAACATTTCAGAAGAATGAGGTCGTAACAGATGCCATCGGAAACTATAAAAACAGGTGGACAGACTATTATTCGTGTTATGCCACGGTAAGTGGTGAGAGCGGTTCTGAAAAGAGTGTGGCGGCCAATACGCTGTATGAATCCGACCTTGCTTTTACAGTCCGTTATTGTAAGATGCTTGCGGATGCTGACAGCACAAAACTCCGTATTTTATTTAACGGGGAACTTTATGATATTACATTTATTGACCACATGAATTACAAGAATAAATGCTTGAAATTCAGATGCAGGAAAGTGAGGAGATAGCATGGCAAATGTACAGATTGATAATTTGGCATCCGAAGTCATGAAAGGACTTATGGAATATAAAGACCTTGTTACCTCGGATATGAAGGTGGCTGTGAGGAAAGCGGGACGATCAGTGAAAAAAGATATCCAGGCAAATGCTCCAAAGAAAACAGGTGCCTACTCGAAGAGTTGGAAGGTCAGTACAACAAAAGAGACTTCTGAATCTTTGGAACTTACAGTACATTCTCCAAAGAAATATCAGCTTGCACATCTGCTTGAGAAAGGTCATGCAAAAAGGGGCGGTGGAAGGACAAAGGCAGTCCCACATATCGCACCTGCTGAAGAAAGTGCTGTCAAACAACTGGAGTCTGATATTAAAAAGGCGATCGGAGGTTCATGATGGATGAATTAGTGAAAATCATAGAAGAAATTGGGATTCCCTTTGCGTATGACCATTTTGCAGAGGGAGAAAGTCCCGCCCCGCCATTTTTGTGTTACCTGTTACCGGGGAGTGATAACTTCGCAGCCGATGGCAGGGTTTATTACAAAATGAGTGAAGTAAGGATTGAACTGTACACAGATTTCAAGGATGTGGCCTTGGAAGAAAAAGTAACTGCCGTGCTTGATAATCACGGTATTTTTTATGAGCAGTCGGAGGTATGGATAGAGGAAGAAAAACTCTATGAGGTAGCCTTCGAGTTTGCCATGCCAGTATGAAGGAGGATATAAAGATGGCTAATAAAAAGAATAAAGTCAAGTTTAATATCTGCAATGTGCATTATGCACCGATTACTGTTGCAGAGGAAGGCACGGTAAGTTTTGAAACTCCTGTACCGATGCCGGGTGCAGTATCCATCAGCATGGATCCGACAGGTGAGCCGGAATCATTCTATGCAGATGGTATTGAGTATTATGTAATCAACAACAATCAGGGATATGATGGTGACCTTGAACTTGCCATGATTCCTGAGTCATTCCGTACAGATATCTTAAAAGAGGAACAGGATGCCAATAAGGTTCTGGTCGAGAATGCAAATTCGGAGACAGGCAGCTTTGCACTTCTGTTTGAATTTGATGGAGATATCAGAAAAATCCGTCATGTGCTTTATAACTGTACTGCATCCCGTCCAACAATTGAGTCTAAAACCAATGAGGATGAGAAGGAAGTACAGACAGAGACACTTACCATCAAGGCAAGACCGATGGCAGACGGATATGTTAAGGCTAAGACGGGTGATACTACTACGGATACAGTTTATAACAACTGGTACAAGAGTGTATACCAGCCGACAGCGGTCGCTGAACAGCAGTCTGCAAAATCAGCCAAGGTTGTATCTTAAGGAGGAGCAGGATATGGGAATCAGAAAAGATATAGAGATTGATGGACAGATGGTTGCATTCAAAGCGAGTGCAGCCATCCCACGAATCTACAGATTAAAGTTTCAGAGGGATATTTATAAAGACCTTGCCGTGCTTGAGAAAAGTATCGGTGATGGGAAGGAAGAGTCATCAAATCTGGATATGTTCTCACTTGAGATGTTTGAGAATATAGCTTTTATTATGGCTAAACACGCAGACCCCTCTATCCCGGATACTCCAGAAGAGTGGCTTGATAATTTCAATACATTCTCTATTTACCAGGTTCTTCCACAGCTGATTGAACTCTGGGGACTGAATGTGAAAACGGATGTTGAGTCTAAAAAAAAGTTCGCCCAACTGAGCGTGAAATGACAACCCCGTTGTTTCTGCTTCGCTGTGTGCAGTTAGGCTTATCGATGGCAGATCTTGATATGCTGTCGATAGGTCTTATCAATGATATGTATGCAGAGAGCAGAAACGATGACTGTAAATATGCAGAACTTGCAACGCAGGAGGATTTCGACAGGTTCTGATTGAGAATACAGTCGTTTTCTGTTATACTTATCAGCAGAAAAGGGCTGAGTATTCTCAGCTACAAATTTGAATTTACGGAGGAAAATAGTAATGGCACTGTTCCTACTGATTACATATATAGTGATTTTAATATTTCAAATAATATTATTTGCGATATCCATTCGCAAGAAAACAAAAAAGCTTTGGCGGATATTGTTTTCGGCAGAACTAGTTCCGCTGCTTATATCCATAGGACTGATGATTTACTATAATAATCTTCCTGGATATGGATTTATGCCAGGACTAACTTATTTGGGAGAAGTATTGTTTAGTTTTGGAGCGGTTGTTTTGTACTGTATAAGTTTCCTGATTTCTATATGCAGTTATATTGCAATTTCAAATAAACAAACTTAATTTGAGGTATTCCACTTGTGTGTTTATTTGAGTTCCTTGAATGAGCTTAAATATTATGTTAATCTTTTAAAGAAGTTGGCGTGTAGTTGAGTAGAAAGATAAATCGGAATTTGTGAGGGTAATTATGATAAATTTTTTGAATGATATAAGGAATGCAGAAAATCCAATATCCAATAATAGAAAACTTATAAATACCATAGCGATATTGTTTCTCGGAATAGCTTTGGGAACTTTCTCAAAATATCTGGATTTTCGTCAAACTGAACTTCCAGGTGTGCTTATGGCAATAAATGGAGTCTTAGATATTGGTAATTTTCTTGGGCGTTTTGCAATCTGGATATTGATTGCACTGTGTATTTCTATTTATAGCAATTCTGCAATAAGAGCAAGCATCAATGTTTTTGTATTCTTTGTTGGTATGGTTGCAAGCTACTATTTGTATTCAAACTATATTGCAGGATTTTTCCCAAGAAGTTATGCGATGATTTGGTTTGGATTTACAGCTGTTTCTCCATTATTGGCTTTTGTCTGTTGGTATGCAAAGGGGAAAAGCAAACTGGCATTTATACTATCAGCGCTGATTTTGGCAGTATTGTTCAATATGTGCTTTGTATATGGATGCTGGTATTTTAATGCAAAATCTGTTTTGGAAGTGATAGTCTTTATTATTGGACTTATTGTTTTGAGGAGAGACACATTGAGGAGTTCTGCGCTAATGGGAACGATTAGTATAGTTCTTGCAGTTTTACTTGATATGGTTATTCCATTTCATTTTGGATAAACAACTTCCAGTTTGTTTGTGCATTATCTTGAACTTAGGAGGTGTTTAATGAAAACGGTTCTTTTACATGGGTTGGGACAAACTGCACAGGACTGGAAAGAAGTAGTCCAACAACTATCAATTTCCGATGTCGATTGCCCAGAACTTTTTTCTTCAGAAGAAGATGAAATATCATATTCGCAGATTTTGGGCGATTTAGAACAGCGGTATTCAGAAGTAAAAGAGCCGCTTCGTATCTGCGGCCTTTCGTTAGGTGCGCTTCTTGCGATTGATTTTGCTATTCGGCATGAAGAAAAAGTGGCTTCGCTGGTTTTGATTGGCGCACAATATAAAGTTCCAAGTTTACTGATAGATTTTCAAAATCTTATCTTCCGTTGTATGCCAGACAAGGCTTTTGAAAGTATGGGACTATCAAAAAGCAGCACCATAAAATTGGCTCACTCTATGCGGTCATTGGATTTTACTTCGCAATTAAACAATATTCGTTGTCCAGTGACAATTTTGTGTGGCAAAAAGGATACTGCCAATCTAAAGGCTTCTAAAAGGCTAAAAGAACTGCTACCCCAAGCCACTTTGCACATCGTTCCAAATGCAGGACATGAACTCAATCAATATGCACCAAACACGATTGCAGAGATATTAAATAACTAAAATGTAATATTCACAGTTTTACTTAGCAGGAAATCGTTTTCCTGCTTTTCTTTTACCCAAAAACCGAAAGGAGGACAGAACACCATGCCAACCAAAGCTGAACTATATGCACAGATGGCGGAGAAGGTAACAACGCAGCTCACGGGGAGCTGGCAGGAATGGGTAGGGTTTCTCACTACTGCTTCCCGCCTTTACAAGTACCCGTTCCACGAGCAGCTGATGATCTATGCCCAGCGACCGGACGCTACCGCCTGTGCGGAGTACGATTTGTGGAATGAAAAGATGGGCCGGTATGTAAGGCGCGGCTCCAAGGGAATCGCTCTGGTGGACGATTCCGGGGACAGACCCCGCCTGCGCTATGTTTTTGATATTTCCGACACCGGAACCCGTGAACATTCCCGCACTCCCTGGCTGTGGCAGCTGGAGGAGCACCATTTGGATTCGGTGCAGGCCATGCTTGAGCGCACCTATGATGTTTCCGGTGATGACCTTGCCGGACAGCTCACCGAGGTAGCCGGAAAACTGGCTGAGGAATACTGGACGGAGCATCAGCAGGACTTCTTCTATATCGTTGACGGTTCCTTTTTGGAGGAATATGATGAGTTTAACATCGGAGTACAGTTCAAGGCAGCAGCCACCGTCAGTATCACTTACGCTTTGATGTCCCGCTGTGGACTGGAGCCGGAACGCTACTTCGACCACGAAGATTTCATGGCGATCTTTGATTTCAACACCCCGTCCACCATCGGGGCGCTGGGAACAGCGGTCAGCCAGATCAACCAGCAGGTGCTGCGGCAGATCGGCGTCACCGTCCGAAATGCAGAGCGCGAAGCCAACCAAGAAAGGAGCAAACAAGATGAACAATCCCATGACCTATATCCAGAACGGAGACTATCTGATTCCCGACCTGAAGCTGAGCCAGCAGCCGGAGAAACCCCTGGGCAAGTACGGCAGGATGAGGAAAACCTACCTGAAGGAACACCGTCCCATCCTCTACAACCAGATGCTGCTGAGCGAGAAGCTGTACCCGCACCTCATCGAGATCGACGAGACCGCCCAGAACAGACTGGAGCAGATGATGCCCCAGCTGGCGAAGGAAGCGGGAGCCACCGAGGAACTGAAAGCCAGCGATCCCATGAAGTGGGTGGGGCTGATGAACACCTGCAAAGCCCAGGCCGAGGAGATCCTGATGGCGGAGCTTATCAACAGCTGACCCTAAACCTGTTCCTCTCCGAAGCGGAACAGATCCAATCCATAGATGAAGCAGAGAATGTAGCGCATACATCCTCTGCTTTTTCTTTTGCCCAAAATGACATCGACCATGTGCTGCGTTTGGGCGGCAATACAGACCGCCAGAGGGAGCGTGTGGTTGCAGCCTTTGAAAAACAGAAAACCACCGCTGAGATTGCCGAGATACTGAAAACGCTGTACCACGGCGGCAACGGCCTTGGCAGTGTGAGCGCATGGTATGCCGAGGATGGTATCCATCTTTCTCATGGGAAGTCTATCCGTTATGACAGGTCTGCCCAGGTCATTTCCTGGGAGAGCGCCGCAGAGCGTATCGGGGAGCTTTTGGAGAACGGCCAGTTTGCCTCCAATGTGGAGCTTGCAGAAGCGGCAGGCTATGAACGCTCCCTCCTTTCAGAAAAGCTCTGGTATCTGTACCACGATCTCAGTGATGACGCCAGAGAAGCCGGATATTTGTCCTGCCTGTCAGAGATCAAAGGCAATGGGTTCCCGGAGGAGACCCGCCGCCTGACGGAGCAGCTGAGTGACCCGGCTTTCCGCCAGACCCTCAAGGAAGAATACGCCGCCTTCTGGACTGCCTATCAGCAGGACCGTGACCTGTTGCGTTTTCACTATCATAGACCGAGGGAGATCTGGGAGAACCTGAAGGACCTTGACCTGTCCCGCAGGACTTTTTCTTCAGACCTTTCCCAAGTGCCAACCGTCCAGCACTTCATTACCGAGGATGAGATCGACGCCGCCATGACCAGCGGCAGCAGTTTTGCCGGAGGAAAAGGCCGCATCTATGCGTTCTTCATGGAAAACCACACGGACAAGGAAAAAGTGAGATTCCTCAAAGACGAGTATGGCATTGGCGGACGCTCTCATGCCCTGTCCGGCGCAACACACAGCGGCGAAGATCACGATGGGAAAGGATTGCACTATAAAAAGCAGGACTGCCCGGATGTTCACTTGAACTGGGAAAAGGTTGTCAAGCGCATTACCTCTCTTGTTCAGAAAGGCCACTATCTTACCGAACAGGAACAGGCACAGTATGACAAGATCCAGGCTGAAAAGGAACTGGCAGAAGAAGATACCATCCAAGCCCAGCAGCCGGAGGTGGAGGAAGAAACTTCAAAGCCTACCCTTCGGGAGCAGTTTGAGCAGTATAAGCCTGTGGTGACTGCCGCCATTTCCGAGGATGCCGCATACCGCAATGCCTGCGGTCATTCTGACCGTGAAAATGCTGTCATCGAGGGCAATGCTGCTGTGCGCCGTGCGGTCCTTGGCTCTAAGGATATGGGGCTGATCCGACTCTATTCGGATGTGCCGGAGTTCCGCCAGCGTCTGCACCGGGAAGTGATCGACGAAACCTATCCAAAGCTCCATGAGCTTCTGCGCCCTTTTTCTCAGGAAGATATTGATACTGCCCTTTGTGCATGGAACGGCAATATCGAGAGTAAACACGCTGTCGTCCGCTATATGAAAGACCATGCAAGAGAAAAAGATACCGCCGCATGGCTGGCTCAGGAATACGGAGGCAGCAACAGCCTGTTTGTTGTCCGTGCCGGCAGCCCGGAGGAAACGCAGCTGCCCTGGCCGAAGGTACAGCGCAGGCTTGCCCAGCTGATTCAGGAGGACCGGTTCTATACCGAAGAAGAACAGGAACGTTTTGACAACATCGACCCCATCGCCATCCGGGAAGCCCTGGAGGAAAGAGGGATTGTCAACGGACAGGTGGCAGACCCGGAAAAACTGGACAATGACCCATTTATCCAACAGGTGGTGTCGGATGTAGGGCAGATCGCAGATGCCGAGACAGAGCAGACTTCCAAAGCTTCCATTTCCGATGAGGAATATGACGCAGTTCGCCGCCCAATTCCGCAAAGAACCTCCTATGACCCAGCCGCCCCGGTCTATGCCGTGGGCGATACCGTGTATATCGAGGATGACGCCTATCAGATCACCGAACTGCGGGAGGACACCGTACAGCTTCTGCCCACCGGGATGGTATATCCCATCTACCGGGCAGAGCGCAAAGAACAGTTC